AGGCTTTTACGACTCTTATTGAGGAGAATCCCGGTGCTATCGAGCGTGGGCTATTGGAGTTTGAGGAGATTCTTCAGAATCGTATAGCGGTGAGTGCCTGCATTGGTGGAACAATGCTTTACGAGACCGTTCTTAATACGGACGTTTATCCGCTTGTTCCCCTTCCCAATATCTATACCGGGACTCCCTATCCAAAATCAGATATTTCTCGTTGTAAGCCGATGCAAAAGCTTCTTAATAGGCTTTGGTCACTTGCCTTAAGCCACGCT